CCCCACCACCATCAAATGCAATATCATTAACATCTACGATTCTATCAACTTCTCCACCACCAAAAAATGATCTTCTTTTTATTCCACCATTATTAGATAATATGTTTCCTTTAACCAAACCACCACCATTATACATAGCAGATGGAGTAGGTAGTCCTATTGGATTTTTAGGTCCTCCAGGAGCATTCAAACTTTGTCCAGCAAAAGATGCTCCAAGTTTTTGATACCAAGGAGATTCTTTACTCTGTAGTGTTTTATTAATATCTTCTTGAGATTTTTCTGTCAGTGGTTTCATCCTTTCGGATTCTTTTATCTTTGTCGCTGCTCCAATCGCAGCCACAGTATACAAAGATAACCAACGATTAGCAGCAATGAATCTTGCCATCTGAGGAATAAATTCTCGCAGCATTTTCAAAGTGCTACGAACAAACAATCCAAAAGGTGTTGCAAATAATCCATATGCAGTCAATAATGCAGGCCACCAATCCTTTAAGAATCTACCAAGAACTTTGATTTTTCTATCATTCTCTGGATCAGCAAACCATTTCAAAACCTTATCAACAAAATAACCAAGCAAAGTAAACTGAATGAATCTCATGATTCTATCCAGAATACTTTGGAATGGAGCAACTATCTTTTTAACAAGTGCTGCTGCTTTTTGAATTGGTTTTTCTAAATCTGCTTCTCTTTTAGTTCTTCTTCTTTGTTCGTCAGATTTTCTTTCTTCGTCTGCTTTTTTCTTCGTGAGTTTATTTTGGTCAGTTAAACTCTTAAGTATCTTATCAATTGCTTCCTCAATACTCTTTACATCTTCAGAAGATTCTGTGACAGGAGTTGCTGGTTGTGGAATAACTGCTTTTGAAGTTAGATAAAACTTCTCAGTAGATACTCGGATAGGTCCAGTTACTCCTAAGTTCTCCGAAGTTATTTTCTTTCTTCTAATTCTAAATCTACCTACATTTCCTCTTACTCTTTTGAATTCATCAGTCAGAAGCATACTCTCTTCAGTTGATATTTTCTTATCAACCATTCTTGCTTCTGCTAACTTCTCACGAAGAAGAGTTAGATAAGTTCCATAATCAATATCAAAAACTTCATCAAGACCAAGTATTCTTAATATTCTTTCGTCTACATCTTCATTAACAAGATCTTCCTCTCTGGTTCCTTCATACAAAGCAAGAGCGGATTCTTTTTTACCCTCCGCTCTTATACTTTCCAGTAAATCATCTAACTCGTCAGGACCCATTTTGCTGCTGCTTTAGTTTCTCTTCTTCTATACGACTATTTATTGACAATGATAAATAATAATACCTTAACTGACTGCAATCTGTAAGGTAGGGGGGAGAGAAATCTCCTCCTTTTAGAATAAATACTAATGCAGTCAGTTTAAGAGTAGAACTATGATAAATCCATATAGATTTTATACCTACGCCTATTTGCGGATAGACGGAACTCCCTATTACATAGGTAAAGGGTCGGGCAAAAGGTACTACAATAGAAAAAAAGATGATATAAAACCACCAAAAGATAAGTCCAGAATAATATTTCTTAAACAAAATCTCACCGAAGAAGAAGCATTCAAGCACGAAAAATATATGATTGGTTTATTCGGTAGAAAGGACTTGGGAACTGGTATTTTACATAACAGAACTGATGGTGGTGATGGTGCAAGTGGTGCTATTCGCTCTCCACAATTTAGAGAAAATTTAAGAGAATTGAACAAAAACAAAACTCTTTCAAAAGAACACAAAGAAAAATTGAGATTAGTAAATATTGGAGAAAAAAATCCAAATTACGGCAAAACTGCCTCACAAAAAACTAGAGAAAAAATGAGGGATTCAAGAAAAGGAGAAAATCATCCAAAATCTAATTGGTGGAAAATTACTTTTGAAAACAAAAACGAAATTATTTTATGTGGATTATCTACATGGGCAAAAAATAATGGATATAGTGCAGGTAATATTTGCGGTTTTTATAAAGGAAATAGAAAAAGATGTAAAGATATTATAAAAGTTGAAAAATTAGTAAGACAAATAAACTAATTAAGTATTTTGTTGTTGTTTTGCTTTTTCTTCTTCTAAGTGTGATTTCAATAATTCAACATAGATATCTCTTTCCCAAGGTATCAATCCTTCAATTTCATATAAAGACCATTTATGGTACTGCATCAAGGAGAAATTAAGTTTAAAGTAACTCTCAAGGTCCATGTGGACCAGTGCTATGCGAAAAAACTTGAGAGTCCCTCCAGTACTACCGTACTTTCAACTTCAGTTTTTGGATTTTTAACTTTAACTTCATGAGATAGTTTTGGCATCGTCTCAAAAAACTTCTCAATTTCTTTGAACTGAGATGAATTCATTTGCTCAAGGAAATCTACAAGTTCTTTCTTGGTGCAATCAGATGCAGTCCAAACTTCCTCTTCATTATAAATTTTATCAATACATGCAGCAACAAGATCAAATGATTGATCCATAGAAGTGTCAGAACTAAAATCAAAATTACTCTTAATGAATTGATCAAGAGATGGATACTTCATTTCCATTACGATTGAATCATCAACCTTAATTTTGTTTGTATGTTCTTCTTGCTTTTGAACTTTAATGTCATCAATATTAATCTTCACAGGAACAAAAGTATCTCCATCATCAGGACAGATGATATTAACTTCAATTTCTTCTCCAACAGATTTACCTCTAATGTTTAAAAAGAGATACTCAATATCAAATGTTGGAAGAGATTCTACTTTGATTCCTTTCGTATGAATACAAGATTTAATTACATTTTTGATTGCTGTTGTAATCTCTTTTGTATTTTCACTTTCAAGTGCTAATACTAAAAGTTTTTCTTCTTTAACTAAAAATGGTCTATATTGAATTGCTTCTCCAGTAGATGGAAGTTCCAACTCATATGTCGGCGTAGAAATTCGAGGCAAAGGCATTTTAAAATCTCAGATAATTAATGTTTAAGTTATTTATCAAGTTATTTTAACCTTTAAAGAAGTATCAATATTTCTTTTTCTTTGAAAGGAGCATTTCTGCTCCCATTCTTCCTGAAAAGAACCACCAGTTCAGGCATTAATATTTATAATATCCCTATAGAAAGTTTCAGTGTGATTATTTATTAAGCGACTGGAGATGTTGAAGTTGGTATAGTTTTAGAATTGATAATATACCTAGAATAAGTAAATGACACAGTGCATTTTAGCAATTGAGATGAATCATATGATACAGGCATAGAATCAATGCTGATTGGATATGCTTGAATAAAATTATACACTAAAGATTTTCCTGTATAATCTTTCTCAAATTTAGTAATATAAATTATTTGTTGATAATTTTTTGGAAAATTAACTCTATATGAAAAATTGCGTTGATCTATCCGTGGACCAAACGCATTTGAATCAGTTCTTTGTTCATTTACAATGTATGCGATCCAATTTTCAAAAAAGTAGAGTATTTCATAATTACTATCAACATAGAAAGTAAATGAAGCTCTATCATCATATTGTCTTCTATATACATGTCTTTCTGTTACACCACTATAGTCATTATTAATTTCATGAGTTGCTAAAGATGAACCTGGCAACGTTGCCTCAGAGCATGATAAGGAAATTAGATCATCTTGAGATGAGGAATAGTTACCAAGACCCGCATCTTTTCTTTGCGACAACCAAGCATTAACTTCTAATGGTGGTTGAAACCAACATTGAAAATTAGAAGTTAATGCTGGTCTAAGAATAGACGCTTTTAAATCTGATACCGTTTTTGTTAATGGTGCAGGTGCAGCCATGTATCTATAAATATTTTTGCTTATATATTATGTAGTAAAGATATGGGAGGAAAAAATGCCGCGTGATTCAAAATATCATCAGGGATTTTTTCATCCACAAAATCCAGAAAAATATATTGGAAATCCACGAAATATCGTTTATAGAAGTTCTTGGGAATTAAAGTTTATGAGATGGTGTGATAGAACACCAAACGTATTAAGATATGGTTCAGAAGAATTTTGTGTTCCTTATTTTAATCCAGTTAAAAATAAGGTTTGTAGATATTTTCCAGATTTCATTATTGAAGTTTTAGAAAATGACAATAAAGTGAGGAAATATATCATAGAAATAAAACCAAAAAAACAAACTATACCTCCAGTGAAGGGAAATAAAAAAAAGCAAACATATTTAAATGAGATGAAAACTTATATGGTGAATCAAGCAAAATGGAAATCAATTCAAGAATGGTGTGACGACCACATGATAGGTTTTCGCGTGATAACCGAATCGGAATTAGGTATCAGGTAATGGCAGAAGGTTTCGGTAAAGATATTAGATCTTTTTCGTCTAGAGTAACTCAACTCAAAAGAAGAATAAAGGGAATTAGTGATCCAGATTCAATCATGATGGAAATTCTTAGTATCTTTAGAGAAACTGAATTTATACCAGAGGTCGGTAAATATTATACTTTCATATATCTTGCAAAAACACCAGGTATTACTTTTGATGTTCATCCATTGATTGCATGTATTGATATTCAAAGGTGGGGATTTAGAGGATTAAATTTTCACTGGGGAACTGTAAGAAATTATACATGGCAAGAAGTCGCTGGACCATTACATATCATAAAAAATAATGAGATTGAATATCTTCGTTCTATTCCTTATGCAAGATTCTTGAAGAAACCATAACTAAATAGATAAAAAAGAACTATAAATGTCTCATACTCTACAAAAAATTGAGATACTTAATCCTCTTGTAGTTGGGGAGGGTTTCTGATGTCAACTTACGGGACTAAAGAGGGAAATTATTTTAAAGCAGATCCAAATGATCAGTATGGAAAAAACTTACAAAATCGCAACTATTCATTAACCATTGATGACGAAAACTCAACAACACCTGGCAAAATTACAATATACAGTTCAGTTCCCAATGACCCTAGTACTATAAAAGAAATAGGAACAATACCAAGAGGTGAAACTTTTTCACCAACTCCAGGACAAACTACATCTACAGAAAAAGAATATTTTAGTCAACCAGATGTGATTACATCTGTCAAAAATCAAGCAAAAATAACCACAGAAAAATCTTTGTATGATTTAGGTGTTACTGATTATCAACAAAGATCAACACAAGCAAACAGTTTAATACACGGTCCAGAACAAACACCCTCTCCAACAATTCAACAAACAGCAGATCCAAATGTAACTGCTGCAGTTCAAAATCCTGATCCTATAAACATTGATTCACCAAAGTCTTTGGGAAGAACAGATTTTGGTGAACCTCTTTATTATCCATTAGATTTAGCAAGTAATAAACAAGACAGAATTATTTTTACTCTAAAAGAAATAGTTGGAAGTACAATCACACCATCATTCACAGGAAGCTCAATAACTAGAAAAACAAGTCAGGAGAAAATTAACGGACAAGTAACGTTACCAATTCAACCTAGTATCAGTGATAATAATAGTGTTGATTGGTCTGGTGGGTCACTAAACGCAATTGATTCATATGTAGCTGCAGCATCATTTACATTAATGAATAGGCCAAATGCACCAGCACTTGCAGAGAGTATGCAACAAATACTAGGAGATATAGCAACACAAGCAAAATCACAATCATCTATTATAAAATTGTTTTTAGCACAAGAAGCAGCAGGTATTCAAGGACTTTTATCAAGAGCGACTGGTGCAGTTTTAAATCCAAATTTAGAACTTCTTTTCAATGGACCACAATTGAGACCATTTAACTTTACTTTTAGATTATCGCCAAGAGAGGCAACAGAAGCAACTGCAGTAAGAAATATTATTAGATTTTTTAAAGAAGCGATGTCAGTAAGAACAACTGAAAGTAATGTATTTTTAAAATCACCATTTGTATTTGATATTAAATATAAAGCATATGATAATAATGGTGCATTAATAGATCATCCATCTATTAACAGAATTAAAACTTGTGCATTACTTAGTTGTGATGTTGATTATACTCCTGATGGAAGTTACATGACATTTACAGATGGTTCAAGAACAATGACTTCATATCAAATATCATTAAGATTTAGTGAAATTGATCCAATTTATAGCACTGACTATACAGATAAAGATATTCTAACAGATCATATAGGTTACTAAAAT